CTCCCTGTGATTGTAGATTTCACCGTTACATGTCAACATGTGACCCCGGTGTCTAAAAGGTTGCATACCAGCGTCACTGAGGTCATTGATCTTGAGGCGATAGAAATCCATTCGACATTTACCAAGCGTTTCGGTTTTATACGCATCTGGTCCCCTATGAGTAAGGAGGTGTTCGGGTACGTCAACCTCTTCGCCGAATACTGTAAGTATACCGCACATCATTTATATAAAGATTATATCCTTAAGCAATATAACTCAATGAAGTTGGAAACGTACAAAGAGTTGGTGTTCTCACACACTAAAGAACCCCCCGCGGATAAAACTAAATGGGCAAAAACATCGAAATTGTGTATGATGTTTGTCGAGTTTAGGGACATGGATATTCTCAAATACAATCTATGGAACATTGCGAATGTATATGGTGGTGGGGATACCGCACTCGTGATCGTTCATAGTGGAGATAATAAGAAGATAATCATGGAGACGACCAAGGATTGGGAAAATGTTAGGTACATTCAAGAAATGGAAAGAAATCAGACTGTCAAGGAATATGATACTCTGATTACGAGTTATGATTTCTGGAATAAGTTCTCTGAATTTGAGCACGTACTCACTAATACATGGGATTCATATTTATTTAAACGAATTCCCGATAAATTTTTCGAGTATGATATTGTGGGTGGAGCGTGTGGACACTACTACGTACCGTATGGTAACCGTATTATGAACATATGTAGGATGGATTGCCCGTGTCCAAGATGCAAGGAATCTGATCATCCATTCAAGGAAAATAATTTCAATGATCACCCCCAAAAATTCTTTCTTTTCAATGGCGGGTTTTATCTTAGAAATGTCGAAAGTACTAAACAATTGTGTAAAAGTAAGCCGCACGTAGGCGAACCCGATGACGTTTACTTTGCAATTTCAAAACTTACGCGGCCTACGAGAGAAGAATCGTTAGAGTTTGGTGTACAGGATTACGTTTCGGAAAACCCCGCTGGATGTCACCAGATTTGGGTTGGTCATACCGATGAGTATATTTTAAAATTATTTAATCAAGTTGAATAAACATCCCAATTTCTCCACATTTCACCATAATCATTCCCACCGGGTATATCACTGTTATCAGCACCTTTGGCATTGTTGTATTTTACTTTAGCAAATCGACAATTCGAAAAATCGATAAACTGTTCCCCATGTTCTATCACATGTCTCCCTATTAGACACCGTTCCGGGAACTTCCTGATGTGATCGATACATGCATTTATATACGCACCCGGTCCAGTCGGTGCGAGGCAGTCCATACCATAATGTTGATGTTTTACGTTCCACAAAATAATGTCTATCATCTTCTTAGAAATCGGGTGTTTCGGGATTGACCCCACGAATCCGGTTGTCATACACAATTGTTGTTGGGGGGTGTCAACGCATGCATAGAATTCCTTATTCGTAGATGACAATGTGTCGAGGGGTTCGTAACATATCATCCGAGCATCCGTGTACCAACCACCTTCATTATACAGTATCAAATGACGCATCAAATCACATTTATACGAATACGGCTTTAACGCATTATACGCATCTAAAACATCTTTATCGAAATGTTTAGTTATGTATTCGATACAATCATTTCCTGAATAAAATTTCACCTTGTACCCGGGGTTCAATCTCATCCACGTCTCGATAGCATTTCGCATTCCTTCCGGAAGTTTAGGAAGTTCGCCACCATCTACAATAATGATTTTGTGTATAAGCAGTGGCACCATAATCATTTAAAGACATATATCTTTAATAAATTAAATGAAATTGTCTTATTCTATCATGGTATGTAACGAGTCGAGAGATTTGTACTCGCTCATCGCGTTTTTAAAACAGGTGAAAGATCCGGAAGACGAGATCAACGTTTTGATAGATACGAAACATGTCACGACGAAAGTTTTAAGTGTGATTGACTATTTCAAAGGGGATATTGTCACGTGTGAGAGAGACTTTGACGGTGATTTTAGTGCGCATAGGAATTTTCACATTGAAAATTGTTCCGGTGACTACATCTTCATGTTAGATCCCGATGAGATGCCCAAGGAACGACTCATAAAAAATATTAAAAAAATTATCGTGGATTCTGGGGCAGACTTGTTGATGATTCCTAGACTTAATATATGTTTGGGTGCGACAGATGAATGGTATGAAAAGCATGATTTTGTCGTCAATGAAATGGATTGGGTGAATTGGCCAGATTATCAAGGTCGTGTATACAAAAATCACGGTTCCGTGAGATGGAATAACGGATTACATGAGGTCATAACGGGTTGTGAAAAGAAAGTTGCCCTTGAGGCGCTCCCACAATTGGCTATACTTCATATAAAGGCGGTCGAAAAGGATAATAACAGATGGACCGATGGGAAGTACCAGAGTCCGGGTGATGATAATCTATACGATACGTTAATCTAACCCATTGGTGGTGGTCCACCACGTTTATTTATGTAAAATACGTATCCCCCTAACAATGCTGCGAGGAGTAATAAAATATAATTAAATGAAAACTTCTTGCGTTTTGGTTTTTCTTCTTCTTTCTCCGGAAGCTTTTTGACATTCATATTTAACGTATCAATCTTCCCGATGAGAGTGTGTAAAGCTTCTAAAATTTGAACTTCCTTGTTTATCGGTTTCTCTTTAACGTCGACCGTCGTGACTTCTAATACGAAATACCAATGTGCGTCAGGTTGTAGGGTCACGTAGTCGCCGTCATCCTGTTGCTCGTAAATGGTAAAATTTAGTTTTTTTATAGATATCGGATTAAAATAGTTTGTTTTCCGATTGAAACTTTTCCATTGTTTATCACGTAAGATTGTATGTGAAGAATGATTAAAATGTCGTTCCAGTGGCACTCTTGCTAAAATCTGTCCATGTCTTTCATCTAACATCTGTGCAACCTTTGGAATGTCGGGGCATATAACATCTACAAACTTGGCTATGTTACTTGGGTGATCATCACTGTTTGGATTTTCTTCGCCAACTTGTGTAATGTAGAAATCGACCATCTTTATACCCAAAACTCGACCGAAATCTTCCACGTGTGTATTCGACTCCAATGCGAGATCCAAGGAGAAAGTATTGTTCGAACCCTGTACGTAATATGAATCGACGACAATATACTGGACTTTTTTGGGTATATCGTGAATCGAAGTCGACATCTTAATCTCTACACATAAAAAAAATAACCTAAGTCGTATTCATTTTGTCGGTATTGTAAGTTTAAAAGAAATGTCGTGTGAATTATCGAAAAAAATCGAAGAACTCGAGAAGGAGATTGCATCCCTTCGCAGAGAAAATGAAGAGCTCAAGAAGGGTAAGCGTATGCCCAAACCCAGGGTTGTTAAAGTTCGGTGTCCCTTCGTGACAGGGAAGGGTACGCAGTGTATGAAGTTTTGTATGGAGGGGTGCGGGACGTGTAAGGTGCACTCGAAACCCATGAAGGAACCCAAAAAGGTGAAGCCTCCCAGGGAGAAGAAGCGGTGCTGTACAGGGATCAACATTCGCGGGAACCCGTGTAAACGTCCGTGTCTACCAGACCATGACTTTTGTGAGCGTCACGACCCGAGCGTCCCTAAACCCGTCAGTAAAGTCAAACGTAACAAAAAGAGAGACGTCCCGAAACATAACCATAAACCCTCTGAAGCTCCGGCGACACCGTGTAAACTCTGTGATACTCACGGAGACATTTTCAACCAATCGCGGTGTGTATCGATCACGGAGGTTCCCGGTCGCGACGGTATGACACTCCGTAGTCGTGTAAAAAATATTTGAATACAATAAATGCCATACGGTCTTATTGGTTTCGTAGCGATATTGTTAGCCAGTGTAACCCTGATAGATGATAATGTCAAAGTCGAACCCCGAAACGATACGTTTAATAACGAATCCCATCGAGGGTTTTTGTATGCGAATCAATTTTCCCCAAAGTTTAATCTCAAATAATTTTTTGTTGATATATGTTAAATATGAGTGCTGACACCGTCAAGGATGTTGATGTCAGTGTAAACAAAAAACTTATGGACGCTCGTGACATTCTGAAAAAGGCTATTGAGATTAAGAAACAGATAGAAGCCGCGGAGAAGATGCAAGCTGCTCGCGTCGATAAGTTTGCGAAAGATGCCGAGAGTATGGGTGACAAGATTGACAAGGACGAAAAGTTGAAAGCCAAGTATCTCCGTATGCAGG